TACCAGATGTTATCTTGTTATTTTGTTCTGTCTTCAATGTTCTTACTGTTTTTTCTACTTGCTCTTTACTACCGGTAGCTTTAATCTTTGACTTGTATCCTTCTGGATCAGCCAACAACCAAAGTGCTTCAGTAATTAAAGTATGATTAGGTTCTACATATTGGTATTTCTCTAATAAGTGACCTAGTAGATTTGTAGGACGACCTGAGATAGAAGGATAGTTAGCTTGTGTTAAACCAGAGAATAATACATTCTGCATTTTCTTATCTAGTTTAAGACCATTTAATTCTCCTGGCTCAAGTACTCTATAAATGTTATCTGTGTAAATAGCTGCTTGTTTTTCTTGTTGCTTACGCTTAACTTCTTGTTGTTGCAATTGTCTTGCTACAATCTGTTCTTGCATAGCATCTAATTTAGGTTTGAATTTGTTAGCCTTAGCCTCTAATTCATCTCTATCTTTCCAAGCTTCTATTTCTTCTTCTATTTCATCTGCTGTACCAAAGTTAGTAGCATGTAAGTAACTTCTTACAATTTGTTCTTGACTTTGCTCATCAGATGTATCTAGTTGTTTTATTTCTTCAGCAGCTGCTAAAGATTTGAATAAGCTCTTAAGATCATTACCACCATTAGCAACATAATGTGCTGCTACTTGTAGTTCTTCAGGAAGATTTTCATAGAACTCAGTAGATACTTGTTCTTGATACTTCTTAGCCTTTTCTTGTTCATTAACTTCAAAAAGTTCTTCCCAATCTTTAAGAGAATACTTGCTTATGTCTTCCTCTCCTTCAAAAGGAGTAAGAATTCCTTTTTCTATAAGCTTAGCACCTAGCTCAGCTAGACCACCTTGCCTACCTACTTTTTTAGTAGACTCTTCAGTTTTTGAATCTTCTCCATCAATGTTGAGAATATCTTCAATCTCTTCTTGGTCTTTTGCAGTGTTTTGAGATGATGCAGTTTTTTCAGAAGCTGCAGCTTTTCCATCTCCTGCGGAGTTAGTTGTGTCATCATCAGTCTTTTCAAGGAGCTTGTCTATATTAACCTCAGATGCTCTTGTGAACATGTTAGGTCTTTCTTCTTTACTTGCTGGCACCATGATGTTTTCTGCACCCGGTGTCCCTAACAATTCATCCAGATTAATGTCCTGGGTTTGAACTGTTGTGTTATCTTTAGTTTCTGCCATATGTTGGTTTTAGTTGGTTTAGTATTATTGGCTACTTATAATATACACAAAAATATAGAAATAAACTTTATATATTTGAAATATTACAAGGCCTGCTATAAATTATTTGACAGTATATAGCTAAAGCCTTATTTCTTCTTCTTATTATCTGCCTTCTTTATATCAAATTTATTCTTATTTTCCTTCGCTATATCAAGATCCATCTGCTTCATCCTCATTTGAGCTTGTAGTTTTTCTCTCTCAATCTGAGCTTTTTCTCTATCATTAGTCATTCTATTAGTCTCTTTACTATTCTGAAGATTCATAGATTCTTGAAACTCTTGAGACTTTTGTATTTGACCTAAAGCATCCATGTAATCTGACTGCATGTTCTGGTGAATATCTTGCATAGCACCATATCCTGCAGACTTAATCTCAGCAATAAGAATATCTTTTCTTCTATCCTTCTCAGCTTCTTGCATGTCATGATCAAGTTGCATTTGCTTCTCTTGAAGTCTAGTCTGCATTTCTTGTTCTTGCATTTGTTGCTGATGCTGTTGATCTTGTTGTTTTTGCTGATTGCCTTTTCTCTCAATAGCTTTAAGAGTATTACCGAGCTCACCAAGAGATTCTGATTGCATGATATTTCCTAGATCATAGATTGTAGCACCTGCTGTATTATTAGTAAATGCTAGCTGTTTCATTTGTTCTAGAACAGCTCTTTGATTAGCTTTAGTTGTAGCAAAAATATTAAAGTCTCTAAGTAGTAAGTCAGTGCCATTCATCTCAAAATTAACCTTCTCATCTGCAGAAGTCATATACTGAAGTCTGAGTGATGGCTTTTTAGAGTGATAGTACTGAGCTAGATCTGTTCTCATCTGATGTACTCTAGGCATCAAGTAATCAGAGTGTTGTATAAAGAAGTTCTCGGTCTGAGCGTAAGAACCGGTTACGGCCTGTTCTATACCTTTTGCAGTATCAGTTTGCCCAATCTGCTGACCGAGTCTTTGTGGGGTGATACCTATCACCTCAAAGCATTGTTGTTTAAAGTAGTTAGCCATCTGGATCCTTGACATCATACGCTGTGTCTGCTCAAGGTTCATTACTTGAAAATGCTGCTGGCTTAAAGCATTTTCTGTGTTTGCTATAGATGTATCTAAAGGTAAGATCTGGAAGTTTTTCATAGCTACATAAGCTTTCTGAAAATTGTTCTTACCCCAATCTTCACCTAAGGAGTGCTGAGGTAAAGTGTTTTGGTCTAGCATGATAACTGTACCAAGTTCATCTATAAGAATATCCGCAATCTGATTGTTGACAATATTGTACCCTATTTGAAAAGGCTTCATTAAATCTACCATAGAAGTAGACCTTGTATTTCTATCATTAAATACAGCACCTTCTACAGGAAGTTTACATCCATAAAGAGTGCTGTCACCTTTGAACTGGAACTTAAGTGGTCCAATCTTGTTTTGGTCAATACCTAAATACATAGGATTTACACCGCCAGGATTGTTCATACCCCAGAAGCTAGGATGGTTAGGTCCAATCTTTACACCACCCCAAACCTGATTAATCCAGATCCATTCTATATGCTCACCAAAGATAAGAGTATCTTTAGTTTTGTTTTTAATTAAAGTTGTATCATAAATAGGCTTGTCTGTAACAATATAGTCCTCACCAATAATATCTGTAGTTACTTCACCATTATCACTGATCTTAGTTAAGTGTCCTACTTTTCTTTGAGACTTCCAGTAGCATGTAGTTACGCGGAGTAAGAAAGCCGCACCCATAGGCGCGTAGTCTTCTCCTTCAGCCATTATGTAATTTATAATATCTCCGCCATTAAAGACAAAGTTATCATACATAGAAGTAAACTGTCTGTAGGCCAAGGACGGCATGTTGGTATTCCACTCATGAGACTTGGTAGCATCATAATAAGAACCATCATTCTGGTATCCCTGTAAAGGATAGCCCGCAGATCTAACCGGATAAATAGCTTCAATAGACTCTAATTGTTCTTGAGTCATGATATATCCGTACTTATCAATAACATCTGCTATAGTTAGCATCTCAACACGTCCTACCCAGTTACCTTGTGAAATATATCTAGCCTCTGCTGATTTATGATAAAAAGTAGTAACAGGATTCCAAAGCTCTACATCATAGTCATCTTCCATCATCTTTAGATGCCAGAATTCTCTATCGGTAATAAGCATGTCACGGAAAGCTCTTTCTTCTAGCTCATCCATTTTGAATCTTTCTTCATCAATCTTAAACTGGTGTGTAGCCCATTGCTCACCCAAGCTTCTATAAGATTTATCAAAGAAGTTCTGTATTTCAGGAAGAGTTTTAAGATTCTCGGGAGATGTTTGTTCTTGCATCTTTTCTTGAACCTCTGGATCATTAGGATCCATACCCTGCTCTATTAACTTAGCAAGTAACTTTTGCTCAGCTTGTTGAAATAATACTTGCTCTATCTGTGCTCTTTTTTGCTCAAGTAATTCATTGTATGAATATTCATCTGTAGCTTGAAAAGTAATTTTACTATTTCTTTTAGCAAACTCAGATGTCAGAACATTAATAACATTAGGAATGATAGGATAAAACTTTAACTCAAGTACTGTAGGATCTTCTTTCATAAGGGTATCTACAAGATCTCTCATTTCATTATCTTCCTCAACCATGTAGTCTGTTCTATCTATAACACCCTTAGCTAGCTTGTAGTTCTTCATAAGCCTCCTTGCATTTCTGCGGATTTGCTTCAAGCCGTTCCACTCAAGCCAGTCTAAATTCCAAGCAGCCCATTCTTGATCTTTATCTTTTTTAGGCAAAAACTGTAAAGGCTGAGTTATTGAACCCATCCTATTGTACTCTGCCTTTTTTCCAGACTTCATCTGGAGTGCATTTAATACTTGCATAGCTTTATCTTATGTTCTTAAATGGATTCCTTGGGGGTCTTTTACCCAAAGAACTTTGGCCCATCCCAATATGCCGGAATGGGCTATTAGTAAATTTATATAAATTTTCTGACTTTTCCAAGTGTTTTTTATCAGTCATGTCAATTCTTTTCATTATACCTCTATTAGCTTCTTGCACTTTTGCAAAAGCTATTAGTGCTCCTAATGCAATCAACCTATCCACGTTTAATCCTTCCCTGTACTGCTGCATCTCAACCATAGCCATCTCATCAGGAATTCTTTCTATACCATAAGTTACTTTAACTACCTTACCATCTTCTGTGGTAACTTCATCAACTACTTCTTTACAGTAGTCTACAAGGTATGGTAGAATGTGCCCCTTAAATATATTGCCAGTATTTCTCCAGCCATACTCTTCTATATGAGATAGAGTATTATCTATATCTTTACGGAATGTGATTTGTTTCTTAGGTACAAGATACTTTTGTTTCTTCTTCTTGATCATGTGAGTAATAAACCCGGGGACATTGCTTTCAACAACTGTCCATGCATTATACCACTCAATTATGTTTTCTAATCTTTCATGTGTTTTATTGATATCATCAAACCTACCACACCATGATGCTACTATTTTATCAGTCTCAATATATGTTGTAACATCTTCTCCATCTTGTCTTGTAACTTCTATAGGAATCTTGTAAACATAGATAGAGCAAAGAGAATCAGAAGTTACTGTTTTACCTTGTGACACCGGGTCAATAGACGCATAGTATGTTCCCCACTTAGCTTTAGGATCAGGCTTCTCATACATAACAATTACTCCACTTTTATCTTCAGAGTTTTTGTCTACAGGAAATTTCATTATAGGAAGCTTTTTACTCTTCTGAGTAAGCCATGTTCCATCATTATTTCTAGACAGATCTACATAGTCTACTTTATATTCTTTATCTTGTATTCTTCTTTTTTGTGCAGCCACTAAATGAGAAGGAAAGATTGATACAGTTCTTGTAGCAAAAGCCTCTTCTATATTTCTAGGATGCTGTGATACTTCTAGCTGGTAATCTTCAGGACTCATGTCCTTCTTAATTTTAGCAAAGTATTCTTCAAGCATCTCAAGTGCTTTCTCTACTTGAGAGTTACCAAACTTATCTACACAAGGTGGCATTGACCATTGCTCTGGTATAAACAATCCTGTTCTACCTACTGTACCTCTATCATCCAAAAGATTAGACTCTACATAGAATATATCATTAGCATCAGGAGTCTGAATCATTTTTCTTAATGGTTCACACTGATCCAAGTCACCCACAGATCCAGCAGCAATGAAAGTACCTGTTGTAATCAAACCTGATTTTAATGCGGGCTTCATATACAGATAAGTTTGCATCATGTCTGGAGCAATACCTGCCTCTTCATGGAAGAAGTAAGTACAAGGTCCACCGACACCGGCTGTAGGATCTTGCTCAAAAGATGTACCTTTTAATACACCCTTCAAACCTTTAAGAGTAGCTCTATTAGAACCAGGAACCTTAGTCTCAATCTGCTGTTGCCAGTCTAAGATCTTACCTGGATTCATAGGTCTGTACCAAGCAGTGTTCTCATCTAAGAAGTTGCGGTACTCATTTAAGAATCTCCATGTATCTAGGACATATGCTTTAAGACTTCCTCCTATTTTAAGTATAGGAGTTTCTTCAAACCAGATTTGATTAATAAGCTTTGCTGCATGAAAGTATGATGAGGCTATCTGACGTTTCTTTAAGATAGCAGCATGTTTATAGAATAACTCTGCTAGAATTTCATACAGGGCCATGTGGTACTGAGCATCTCTCACATCAGGAAATGTAAACTTTCTCTGCTCCTTGTTATTGATGGGTAGGAAGTTTAACCACATGTAGTACTCACGCGTGAGGTACCAAGTCTTCCCATCTTTTTTAAAGATCACACCTTTTCTACAGCGGGACTTCATTTCATCCCAATAGATGATATAATCTTTACTTCTTACTGGAGCTGGTGTATAAAAGCCTTGTGTATTCCATCTAGTAGCTTCTTCATTAAATACAAAAGATGTCTCATCAAAATCATACTTACCTGGCTCTTTAAATACAGATAAAACAAAATCTCGGAAGGCATCTCTGCTATCAAAACTTGTTGTAGTCCAAGTACCATTATCCCAAGTAGATATATCTGTAAAGAAAAGCTTATCCATCTATAGTTTCTCCATAAATTTTTTAATCTTATTTACATCACCATCATGATATGTAATAAGACCTTCTAGTGTTTTCTGAGCTTTGCTTTTTATTACATTAGAGTAATTACCATTAAAGTAATCTTGCATATCATCTCTCTTGAAAGCAGCCCAAGATTCTGTATGTGAGTTGTAATGAAACAACCAATCATATAATGCATCCATATTTTTTTTATTTTTGGTCATAAGCTAATTCACCTCCTCCACGGGTTCTTGATTGTTGTTCTTCTTGTAAGTCTTTGTATACTCCTTTGTAAGATTGCCTTACAGAGTCAAACTTTTCTGCTATTCTAAGTAAAGCTGTAGCACTACCATCTCTACCAAAAGTTGGTTTAGTAGTACTCATTACTTCTGCCATATTATCTAATGCTATCTTAATACCCTTGTGAGCTCTACTGGTTGGAGTCTCATGCATTTCTAAACATCTTTTTAATGCTTCTTCTATAAGTTCATCTTCACAGAAAAACTCAGCCTTGATATCTCTTAGTATAAGCTCTTGCTTATCTTCTTCCTTAATATTAAAGTATGGATTAAGTTCTTCATTAGGGCATGTCATATAGAACAAGTATTCATAAATAGAAATATATTGGTCAGGGTATGTATCCATTATATCTTTAAGAAAGCTTAAAGTATAACAGTGTTCTGTAGGAATAATCTTCCCACTTTGTAAATCAAATAGTCTTATCATCTTTTTTCTTTTTTACTTGTGTACAAAAAGGCTCTTGAAAAAAAGGGTTAGTAATAAATATCACAGTCTCACTCTTGCTTTTAGTATAGTTCTTCTTTAATTTATTAGTCCAAAAATTTTGGTGTGTGTATTCTTCATTGCTCATCTCTTTTTCCATTTTATTGTTATACCCCAGCATAAAAAACATATATACAGATCTTGATAATCTGTAAGAGGTAAGCCTATGCCAAAACATATACCTGGTATAATATTGCATGTTATTTTTATTTTACTCATTTTATTTCACTTATATTGTTTCTACCCATAGTTAAGTTTTTTAATCCTCTCACCTTATCATTAGGCCATGCCCAGATCTCACCAGTATCATCCTGAATACATACCCACTTAAGATCATGTTCTTCAGAATAATCAATAACTAGTATAGCTTGTGCAGAACCTTTAGGAGTAATCAATGGTATTTGAGGATTTAACTGAAGCATCATTTTGTATTACTTTTAATATGATCAATCATAGATATTACTTCTGATTTCATGTAAGGCACCTCATAAGGAACAACAGTCTTCACAATAGGATTACCGGTAGTATCTTTTTTACTAATAGGATAACCAAAAGAATCCTCACCATCTTTCTCAAATATAACATGATGAAGCATCATTTTGCCAGGCTTGTATTGAGGGTTATGTTTTAAAATAATATA